ATGTCTACTCAAGAGGACGTTCAAGAAATTAAAGATGACATTAAACTCATTAAGCAAAAACTGTATGAATAAAATACTTCTCCTTATACTGTTTTTAATCCCGTTAAGCTTAAAGGGTCAATCTCCTATAGGTGTTGATAACTTTGATTGGGAAATAAGAAGGGGAGTAGTAGCCGTAGAGTTTTGGGCAGGATGGAATAGAGGAAACGAAATACTTTTTATGCACGAGCTAACAAACTGTAGGGCTTATAGGCACATAATAAGAAGGGATAAATCTTTATTAGAAAGGTATAAAATAGCGGCAGCCCCAACCATTATAATATTTAAAGATGGTAGAGAAAAGTTTAGGTTTGCACCTAACATAATGCTTAAAGTAACAGCAACTAAACAACAAGTACAATCAGCAATAAACGAACTTTAATTAAACTAAAATGAAACTAAGTAAGAACTTTTCCTTAATAGAAATAACTCGCAGTAGCACCGCTAAAAGAATAGGTATAGATAATGCGCCGAATAAAGAACATCTTAATAACATTCAGACTCTTATTAGAGAGGTCGTGCAGCCTTTGCGAGATGCTATCGGTCCTATTCGCATTAGTTCTGGTTATCGCAGCCCAGCACTCAATCGTGCCATTGGTGGTAGTAACAAAAGCCAGCATTGTAAGGGTCAAGCTTTGGATTTGCAATTCTGGGAAAACGGAGAAATGAATAATAAAAAAATTTACGACTGGATACTTTCTAGCGGTGTAGATTTCGATCAAATGATTAACGAGTTTGATTATTCTTGGATTCACATTTCTTTTAAAGAGTTTAAAAACAGAAAGCAGGTCCTTGAGGCTTACAAAGACGAAGACGGGGATACTAGGTATAAATACGCTGAAGTGTAATGAGTAAGTTACTAGACATATTAGGTGGGGGAGTAGTAAAGCAAGTTGGTGATGTTTTAGACAAGCTAACAACAACTAAAGAGGAAAAGCTTGCTGCACAAAGAAAGATAGAAGAAGTTTTGTTAAAGGCAGAAAACCAAGCTCAAGAGCAAGTTACTAGACGCTGGGAAGCCGATATGAAGTCTGACAACTGGCTTTCTAAAAACATTAGACCCCTTATCTGTATATTTTTAACTGTAATTTTTGTAGTTTTGTCAATGTTTGATGGTAACGTAGGAGGATTTGTTATTCAAGAAACATACGTTCCGATATATCAGACTTTATTAATAACGGTATATGGAGCCTACTTTGCAGGTAGGTCTATAGAGAAAATAAAAAAAAAGTAAACAATGGGTTCATTAGAAGGTAAAACAATATCAAGGACCTATCAGAGAATTATACAAACTGATAGCGAAATAACCGATGGAAGCTTAAAACAAGTTAGTACTGGTAGTGGAAACCCTACTTCTATGAAGCTTTCTACTAATAAAGCTGAGTTTCAAAAAGTTGGAATTGGAACAGATGGCGTAACCCCAGATGGTTTACTTCATGTTCTTTCTGTTAGTGCAGGATCTGTAACAGCTAGCTCTTTTGCTAACCAGTTAACTTTAGAAAACTCTGGAGATGCAGGTCTTTCTATACTTTCTGGGGCTTCTAGCTTTGGCCATATATACTTTGGTGACGCTAACGATAACGATGCAGGTGGTGTATCTTACGATCACTCTAACGACGCAATGAATTTTACCGTTGATGGATCTCAGTCTATGACGCTAGACAAGTCGGGAAACTTGACTATTGGTGGTGTTTTAAGTCAATCTGAAGATAGATATACTCTTACGGAGTATTTTCATGATTTACCTCATAAGACACTTGGTGCAGCAGCAGTGACTCAGCCTACTAGCGGAACTACTGCGGTTACAAAAGACACTAAATTTGTTAGAATTACTACAGCCACAATAGATTTAGCAGCTTCAGACTCTGTAGAGTTTCAGTTAAACAACTCTTTTATAGAAGAAAATTCTCACGTTTTAGCTTACATTGTAGATAGTAGCGGTACGATTGCAGACAACGCTATGGTAGACGTTATGGTTCATGATGTTTCAAACGGAGAGTGTAAGATTAGACTATCTACTAACGCTGTAGATGTAGCCTCTCAAACATATACTCTTCACATTACGGTAGACCCTCACTTAGTAGCCAATCATCAGTGGAGAATCCAAGGAGCCAATAGTGATGGAAATAGAGTTAGATATGGTTCTGCTACGTCAGGAATACTTCTTAGAACTAGTACGTCAGATAATGATCAAGTAATTTTAGATCCTCAAGATGGTGATGATGGTATATATAAAAGTGGTCCTCATGTATCAGGAGAAATGGTAAGTATATGGCACTCTAACTTATATAATCCGCAATTAAAGGAAACAACTTTAGAAATTCCAGTAACAACAGCGGTTTCTGTTTCTAATATGGCTTTTTACGCTGGGTGGAAACTAGATGTTTCAAACGAAGTATATACAGTAGATTCTCATGATTGTTATTTTTTATACGCTACAGATGATAGCTTAGGAGCTTTAACAAATAATGGTAATTTACACTTTATATACACCGTCAGTGGAGAAGAGTATGTTACAGATTTAGGAATTACTGTTGCTGCAAGTACAACTTACAGGCTTAAAATTGTTTTTGACGAGAATAAAAAGCCAAGTGCTTTTGTAAACGGAATCCAGTACGGTTTAACACACACCCCTACAACTACAACTGCAGGAGGGGTTACAGAGGCTAATTCTACTCAAAAAGGGTTAGCCTTAAGCACTAGTGCAGCTCTTATTCCATGTGTAGCTGTTCAAACTTTAGAAGCTGCGAGTAAGGATTTTTACGTTCACTTTGTAAGAGCTAGCAGAAACTTAACTTAATTAAATTAAATGGAAGCAATTAACCCTATTATTAGAAAGATAACTATAGGGGATTTAAAGCAGGGTCTTACTTATCAGGTAGGCCAAAGAATGCTAGGAGGGTCCCTTAGAGTTACAGCCATCATTCAAGATGAGGCAGCGTGGTACAAACATCAACAAGTAGTGTACGACGTATACGTTAAAAAAGAGACTGAAGAGTTTTCTAGACCCTGGAAGAGGTTTTTCTCTCAACCTACGGCAATAGAGTACAACACAGACAATCTAGAAGAGTACGAGGTAAAGTAAATTTAAAGACAAAGACATGAGGCCAATTAAAGATAGCTACTGGATAGAGGTAGAAAAAGAAACAGAAGACACCATCATGTTAAACGGAAAAGAGTTGTATAGAGATACTTCTTACGACCCTATGAAGTTAGCGAGACAGTATGGTACAGTTTACAGGACTCCGATTCACGACACTAAGGATTCGGGAATACAGGAAGGTGATAAGGTATGGTTTCACCACTTTATAGCTACACCTGTAAACCTTGTTAAACACGCAGATAAAGAAAATATATATCAGGCTAATATGGACCAGATATACCTAATAAAAAGAGATAACAAGTATATCCCTGTAGGTGTCTGGAACTTTATGGAGCAGGAGATGAAAGATCCAGAAAAATCAGATTCTGGTATATTTTTAGGATCAGAGGCTCAAGAAGTAGACTTGCATGGTGAAGCTGTTATTATTAACGAGTGGATGAAGGAGCAAGGAGTTGAAGAAGGAGATAGAGTAATGTGGAGCGAGAACTCTGAGTACGATATGGATATAGACGGAAGAAAGCTTCTTCGTATGCGTAACTTTGATGTTCTTTGTAAGTATGAAAGATAGTAATAAAAACTACGCTCTTGAAACTTTAGAGAAGCTGATAGAGGCTAGTAAAGGTGCTATTGATCTTTTAATAGAAGAGATTAGCAAGCCTTTAGTAGAAGAGGACGATGCTAGACGAAGACAGGCTATAAAAGCTAAACGAGAATGCTTTGAGGACTGTCAAGAAATTCTTTTAGGTATTAAGAACCTTGAAGATAGAATTAAAGAGGGCGAGTCCCTTATAGAAGATAAAAAAGACTTTAAAGGGTCTTTTGCTGAGAGGTATGCAAAAAAGTGATAAAGTATATTTAATCGAAGGCAGCGAGGGTGAGGTTTTAGAGTTTGACAACTTAAAGATTGTATTACCCAAAAAACCTAGATTAAAGAAAGACATACTCTACCACAACCTTCCCAAAGGAAAGCAGAGGTGGACTAGGGAGGATATGCCTAAAGGCTTAAGTAGAGATAACGCCACAGATTATGTGGACTATATAGAAGAAGAGTTTAGACGTAGAAGAGAAGGGCTTTGGTTTTTCAACAACGGAGTCCCAACCTATATTACAGGTTCTCACTATATGTTTATTCAGTGGAGTAAGATAGATGTTGGATACCCTGACTACAGGGATGCTAACAGGACGTTCTTTATTTTTTGGGAAGCGTGTAAGCTAGATAAAAACTCTTATGGGATGTGTTTCCTTAAGAACAGACGTAGTGGTTTTTCGTACATGGCTAGTAGTGAGATTGTAAATCAGGCTACTCAGACTTACGACAGTAACTTTGGTTTGCTATCCAAGACTGGTGCTGATGCTAAGACAATGTTTACAGACAAGGTGGTTCGTATATATAGGAACTACCCTTTCTTTTTTCAGCCTATACAAGATGGTTCTAGTAATCCTCGTGTGGAGCTAGCCTTTAGGGAGCCTGCTAAAAAGATTACTAAGAATCAAAAGCACATAGAGAAGTCTGAGGCTTTAAACTCTACAATAGATTGGAGAAACACCGCAGACAATAGTTATGATGGTATGAAACTTAAACTTCTAATTCATGATGAAGCTGGAAAGTGGACGGGTCAAAATTCTATTAAGAAAAACTGGGG